TAAACTATCTCGACGACGACGGTAAACAGATCGAACCCGACTATTATGTTCCTATTTTACCAACAGTTTTAGTAAATGGAACCGAGGGTATTGGTACTGGGTTCAGTTCATATATACCACCGTTTAACCCAGACGATATATGTACTAATATAAGACGTGTTATTGCAGGTAAAAATGTAATTCCTATGAAACCATGGTTCGATAAATTTACAGGTCGTGTTTTTAGTAATGAAGATGGATTATGGATTACAGAAGGTGTATGGAAATCTTCGAGTAAAAATATATCAATAACAGAACTCCCACCGGGACGTTGGACACAGGACTACAAAGAGTATCTCGATACACTTATCGAAAAGAAAAAGATTACGAATTACGTGAATAACAGTACGACTGATACTGTTGATTTTACTATTGAAGGGTACACGGGTAAAGATATAGTAAAAGATTTTAAACTGCAAAAGACATTTCATGTCTCAAATATGCACTTATTTCACCCAGTAAAGGGTATTCATAAATATGAAAGTCCAGAAGAAATTCTTATAGACTTTGTTAAAATACGAGAAGAGATGTATAAAAAAAGAAAAGCACATCTTATACGTGTATTAAAAGAAAAGGCTAAAAAATTGGAAAATATGTCGAAGTTTATTGATATGGTTATTCATGAAAAATTAATTGTTTTCAAACGTAAACGGGTAGAGCTCGAACGTGAAATGGAAAAAATATTCGATAAAATCGATGGTTCATATGAATATCTGTTGAATATCAAGACGTATCAGTATACACTCGAAGCTATACAAAGTATCAGGGAAGAAACATCAAAATCTAGAATCGAGCTTGATGCATTACAACAAATGTCTCATATCGATATGTGGAAAAGGGATTTAAAAATATATAAACAATAAGTAGTAAGTATGTGTGATACATCCGGTCCAAATACTGGTTCTATAGTATCACTTAATGCAATTGGTAAACAAGATACATACCTTTTAGAAGATGATCCTATTCATTCATTCTTTAAGTATGAACCTAAAAAACACGCTAATTTTACAAAGTTTCATAAAAGTTTAAATGTTAATAAACCAAGTAGTTCTTCGACATCTTGGCCTTTTGGTGAAACTATAAAAGTTATGTATAACCCGAGAAATATGGGTGATCTTTTAGCAAATATGTACGTAACGTTTGAATTACCTGCTCTATCAGGTTCCGATAGTTATTACGCGGATCAAATTGGTAGACACATTTTTAAATCGATAACCATGCGTGTCGATGAAACGGTTGTTGAAAAGTTCCATGGTGATTGGGGTATCATATATGATGAACTGTACCTCGATGAATCAGAAAAAAGAACGAAAAGGTACACATTAAATAGAAATAATGCAGAAGATACATCTTTATTACCGGGTAATCAGGTATTAGCACGAAACAAATCACGTGTTTATATTCCTATACCTTTACTCTTTTCACGTAAGTATGAAAGTGATGAATACGAAACAAATAAACCAAATCGTCCGTATTTTCCAACGTGTGCTATCCATAAACAAAAACTCCAATTTGAGTTTGAATTTCATAAACAAACATTTTTTACAAACGAAACAGATAATATCACTATAAATAGTTTTGATATCGTTACCGAAGAGATAACACTCGAACCAATTGAACGTAGCTATATAGCAAATAAAAGACATGTTCTCGTTACCGATATTGTTAAAAAACATCCTACTTTAGATATACCAGCGGGTATACAAAACGCAAAACTCGAACTTGTTCCACAAACACCTGTAAAAACACTTAATTGGTTTTTCAGACAAACCGCGTTTGAAAATGAAGATATAGTCACGGGTGGTACAACTTTACTTGCAAATGTATTCGCGAATAGGTATAATTTCTCTTCAAATGTAGAATATTCCGTAAATAATGAATTTTATAATCCACCCATGACAAGTGCAAAAATATTTGTAAATGGTGAAGATGTACCAAATGTTCAAGATAGTGATCATAAATATTTTAAATATATTGTTCCATTTTCAAGTCGTTTATCACGACCTTTACGAAACATTTATACATATGCATTCTCGATGAATCCGATTAATGTGGAACCATCGGGGATGTTGGATTTTAGTCAGTTACAATCAAATAGAACTGTTTTAGATATAAATATGAAAGTCGGTCTTTCAAGTGATTATACACTACACTTATATTATGTAGGATACCAGACATTCATTTTTGAAAATGGTATCATGACACTTGTTTAGAAAAAAGTGCATTTTTATGATCGTGTATATACTCTATTATGTTATTTTTTATACACCATCTTATGAAATTCAGCTGTGCAACAGTCGTATGTATTTCATTGGATGTACCCGGAACAGTATATGATATTTTAGATGAACGACAAAATGGGTCAAATAATTTTTTACTGTACCCATCTAAACTTGATTTATATGCGCAATGTACACTAAATATTTTACCGTCAGTCGTTTTATATGATAAATTGTTTTTCTTTGAATAATTTGTTATAAACCATTCGAGATTTCTTAAAGAAATACCACCTGTTTTATTTAAAATATCTAAAAGTGTAGCTCTATTCTCGGGGTTATTATAAAATGTATCGATCGATGTTAGTAGAATAGCTGATTTATTCATTATTACATTATTCCACGCAATTCTCTAAATCCCTTTCTTGATACTTCACATGCCGGACATCCCGGTTTAAATATACATTCCGTTAAATTATGTGTATGACGTATACCTTCATTATTTTTAGAAACCATTTCTACCGGACCTCTAAGTTGAGGTTGGTCGATATGACTCCCACACATTCCATTAAGTTTAGCTCTTGCTATACACGGAGAACCATCTTTTTTAAATCCTCTACAAAAATTTAATGGATTTGGAATTTCAGAGAGTAAAAGTTTTAAATTTATAGAATATTTATACGATATTTTTTCCATTACTTTTATAGTACGTCTATATAATTCAGTTTCTACTTCTTCATCCCAAAGTGTTTGTAATTTTCTGGATGTCATATTTTACATACGTCACTATTTTTTAAGTGATTTGAACATATCACTTATTTTCTGTTGCCCTTCAATTTCAGCCTCTACTTTTTTCTTTGGACGTCGTTTCGGTTTCACACGTGTTAGAAGTTCCCCAAATATCTCTTCTTTCGGATCTTCGAAGAGTGGTTCAATTAAATCACACACGGGGTTTAGAAATTTATTTATAAAATAATAATTATAATCAATTTTTAAATTATTGTCTTTTGCGTATTTTGGATCTTCCGACTTTTCAAACGCCTTTGCTTTAGGATCACCGGTATCGAGAAGAATATAGGGTACACGATCACCTGATTGTGGTTCTGATCCTGGTTGTCTTTCTCGCATTTTTCGTACAACTTGAACGTGAGCTTGATTAATATCCTTAATATTAGGACTATTAATAGAAACCGTAAACCCTTTTGCTTTATACGAATCCGATAAACCCTGACTCAAAATTAGTTTTTCGTTAGGTACATCACCTTCAATAAGTTCAATAGCCCTTTGTAAAGCGAGTGCTTTTGGTGGTCCGGTATCACTACTCTCTAAAACAACATCAAGAAGTTCTTTACATACTTCACGCATGTGAGGTGTATTATCTCTTCGTACCAATTGAAGTCCTTTGACGTCTATATAATCCATATTCATGTTCCCATCTTTACCCTTCGTCCAAAGTTTTGCCGCATACCGTTTCTTTGAATATAAGAAATATGGACAATATACCTTCTCGAGTTCAAGGTTGTTCGGTGCCTTGAAAAGTTTGGTACACTCTTCCGCAGCACGTTCACCTATTTCCCAACTATATTCAATTGCTTCCTTTCCTGTACGGTTTCCTACATCAAATTCAACCATAACAGAATCCGTATCACCGTACCTTACCTTTGCACCCGGAAAATTCTTTTCAACATACGCTTTTGTCTCGTCAATCATACTCCTACCTTTTAGAGTTACTGTTGAAGCAATTTGTACACAAGGTAATATACCTTTTGCCGCACCGGTAAACCCATATACAGAGTTCATGGACACTTTATACGCCAGTTGTTTACCATTATACATTTCTTTTAGAGCGCCGGTCGATTGTGCCATATCTTTTTTAGCTTGTTTACGAAACTGTTTTAATTCTAGAAGAATACTTGGTAAAAGACTAGGAACATCTTGTGCAAACTTGTAAAATCCAAACGTTTCGTATGTTATACCCGGTATATTCTCATATTTTGAATCCATAACCATAGACGAATAACATAAATTGTGTGCTATCATAATTGATGGGTACAGACCCTCAAAATCTAGGGCTGTAATTGGTGTATAATAGGCACCTTTCTGTGCGTCTAGAACGGTCGCACCTTCATACCCATCTGCAGAATATTGTCCCCATGATATAGTTGGAATCATAAACCCCATTTCACGTGCCTTTTTTGTTAACAAACTAAACACTTTGATTTGCTGACCCCTTTCTACTAGATAACACAGGGGGACCCAGGTGGCTTTAGCCATCTCAAGTAAGTTAACAAGTATAGATAATTTAGACAACAGGCGGTGAGGTAAAAGTGTATCCTTAACACAATACTCGGCGACCTCACGCAATTTTATGGGATCTTCTTCCACAAAACGCGCAAACATCTCCTTTGGGGGCATATCGATTTTGTTATCACCAAGGTACAACTTAGAAACATTATCGAGTTTATACGAATCGAGTTTATACCCCTTTTTAACTTCATGGAACAAATCGAAAATAAACCGCCCGGGCATAGGTAAAATCTTAAGTGCATTATCACCAAGTGCACTCGACGATAACTTCTTATATACAAGTTCGCATGAATGGTTTTTCAATTTACTCATCTCATAAAAGGTTTGATCACATTTTGTCATGACTGCACGTTTCATTATATATTCCAAATCAAAACCAAATATATTCCACCCAGTTATGATATCGATATCTTTTTCCATAAGGTACTCCTTAAACGCCATAAGCATTTCACGTTCCGTATCGTAACTCTTAATTGTACACCCGTCTAGGTTCGAATCCGTTTTTTTATAACAAAAACACGTTTTATCGTACGGTACATCAGAACCATACTGTATAAGTGATACAGCAATTTGAAAACATGCATCATCTTTTACATCTGCATCAGGAAACTTACCTGTTGAACTATTACATTCAATATCAACAGACGCAACTACAAATGGTGCAGTCTCAGGAATATCAACTGGTTTAAGTGTTTTCCAGTCGTTACAGAACAGGTCTATATTAACATGTGCTAAATGTGAACGCACACACGCGTCTCCAGTATCCATCCACCCAGTTGATTGAATATTAGTTCGGTGCATTAACCTCAGAACAGGGTCTAAGTTTGATTCATACACTTTATATTTCATAGATTCATCAGGTAATGTACGTTTCAAACGACCGTTTACCATACGTCGTGCCGCAAGGTTCTTAAAATTTAGTTTCATAAAAATAAATTTTTCATTATTTTGGAAACCCCATACATCTTTAGATTGAACAATATCATAACTTATCAAACATTCAGGACATACTTTATCTATTTTTGTGTATAAATTATGAACATCGAGTGTTGACGTTTTCTTCGGGAGTTTGACGAAGAAGTATGGTGTAAAACTGGTCGTAACACACACAGACTTACCTTCGTTTGTTTTACCAAAAATACTAATCAAGTGTTCATCCTCTGTGTCTTGTGTTTCCCAGGTCAATACTTGGAACACGACCATTTTTATCTTATTACGTTAACGCCCGATTTTTTTAATATAGTATAGTAGTAAATATGTCAGCTGCTTTGATCGATCTCGTCTCAGTCGGTGCCCAGGACGTCTATATCACAGGCGATCCTCAAGTCTCTTTTTTTAGACAAAACTATAAACGTCACACAAACTTTTCGATAAAACCAGAACGTATGGATTATATCGGGACGTTTGAATCGGGAAACGAAGTTTCCATTCCTATCAAATCTAAAGGTGATCTCTTGAGTTACGTGTGGATTGAAAATGCCAATATTAATAGTCGTAATAACAATGCCTCAATTTTTAAATCCGCGAATGGGACATCAAATGAAACTTCGCCAACTGAATTCTCTTTGTGGATTGGTGGTCAAGAAGTGACTAAATTAGATACACTTTTCATTAATACCGTACACAATACGTTATATAACGAATCTTCGGCGAAAGCGACTTGTGCCATGACAACTCAAGACGGTGGTGATAATGCTTCGCCCGGTAGTTATATAATCCCATTCTTTTTCAGTGAAGATTGGACGAAATCTTTACCACTTGTCGGTCTTCAATACCACCAAGTTGAAATTAGAATTAAATGTAGAGATGGTACATTTAGTTTAGGTTCTTCGCCAAAGGTATACGGTTCGTACGTGTTTGTTGACACAGACGAACGTGAATTCTTTGCAAACGGTGAACACGAAATTCTCATTACACAAACACAACACCAACCAATGTCTGTAGGAGATACGTCAATTGATTTGACATACTTTAATCATCCAGTAAAAGCCGTACATATAGCTGCGGCTAAAATAAACCTGGATTTTTCAAATTACAAGTTCACAGACGCGTCTATGTTTATTAACGGTGTTCCACTCTTTGAAAATATGACACACGAATACCACAGAAACGTTGTTCCATCGAGACACTGTTCGGTTCTTAACACCACGGTCGATACGGAACAAATATATACATGGCCATTCTGTCTTACACTGAACAAGTCTCAACCAACGGGTACATTGAACTTTTCGAGAATCGATAACGCGAAGATAAATATTAATCCTGGAAGCGTTTCTAACATTTTTATTATTCGTGCGTATGCGGTCAACTATAACATTCTCAGGATTAAGAATGGTATGGGTGGTATCGCATTTGGTAACTAAATTTTAATTTAATTCTTACCCGAAGATCCAAAACCTCGTTCACCACGTTTTGTTTCTTTTAATTCATCAACTTCCTCAATAAGTGGTGTTTCACACTTTTCCAAAATGAGTTGGGCGATTCTATCGCCTTGTTTAATTTCGAACGGTTCACTCCCGTGATTAAACAAGATAACCTTCAATTCACCCGTATA